GCCAAAACGAACTCGTCTAACGTAGAAGGGAGCAAATGCAGGGTGGATTCCAGGAGTCACACCAGGAAGGAGCGAAAGCGTTCCAGAGGGCTGAACCGTGGTCAAGCGAACAGACTCAGGCCATCCACGCTCAGCGGAGTACTGCTTGTCAAATTCCTGCAAGTATTCATACGCAGGAGACAGCCACGAAATCTGTTCTTCCGAGCATTGAAGTATCCCAGTCACAGATTGTCCAAGTCTTGCGTTCTTGCTTACGATACTTGTTGTCTTCTCGTACGGGTACGCCATACGAGTAATTTGTTTTTGTGTCTTGTAAAGCAAACGGGAGATTTCTTTAAATTGCTCAAGTGACTCAATATTTGACAAAAATATGGTTGCTAAGTTACATGATTCCCCATCAGCAAGAGCAATCTCAGCGCAGGGATTAAAGCCCTCAATTGAATTATCAATTTTTATTTCACCGAGGCGACCATATTTGCGGGCAAGACGGCGATTTAGTAGTCCGTAGGGCTCCCCAGTGCCGTCGTAGCCCTTCCATAGCTCACTCATTATTTCGTCATAATGGTCTGCGTAAATTGAGTTATTCGAATTTGCTCTCCAGGCAGGAATGTTGCCTGATGCCCAGTTTTTAGCGCGGATAAACAACACATCGTCTGGGTCACCCATGGCGATTTGCGCTGAACGTCGTGAAGAACCAGAAACGACAATACGTCCAATGATGTTGCAGATGTCCAACACATCAATAGAACGAAGTTTTTTACCTTCACGGTTCTGCAAGACCTTGCAGATATCTGAAATTCCATCAATGAGCGCGCCAGGACCGGATGCGGTACCACCAAAAGTATTCAAAGGAGCTCCATATTCACGAATCAAAATAGTTGAATACGAAAATGATTTACCGGTATCAAAATACGATTTCAATACAGCATGAAGAAGACGTTTCCAACCTTGACGCGAATCAGGAACGATAATGTCTGCGTCATTGCTGCGTTCTTGGGTGATTACAACCCCTGACTTAACTTTTGGTAAATCGTGAATCTTTGAACGCTCTACAGAAAAACCGACACCACCACCAAGCATTAAATACTCAAACAAAAGCTCAAAATCTTCAATTTTTTCAATATTGGTGAAATAACAATTGTTAAGCGATGTGGCATTAAATTTTTGGACGAGAGGTGTTCCTAGCTGCCATAAAGAGCGTCCAGAAAAAGAACAACGAAGATTGAAGCAGTGGTCAAATAGTTTTTCCGCTTCTTCCTTGGTGTAATCAACACCTATTTCATGCGCACCATTAATAACTCTTTGAAGAGTTTCAACCCATGTTTCGTTATTTCCATTACTTTTTTTGCGACTATATGTTCTAAGGAAAACAATTTCCCCCATGCCGTTAAAACCCCATGGTGGTAATTTTTGAGAATACGAATCTACAAATTCTTGGTCAAGTAATGTCATAATAATTTTCCTTAAGTGGTTTAAATGGTCTATCGATATTAACCGAAATCAGAATACTAAAATGGTCTAAAATTAATCAAATTATTTTTTGATTAGACCCAAACTCTCGGCTTCTTTGTATGGTATGTATTTCCCTTTTGCGTGAAGGATTACCTTAACACTTGTAAATGGAGTTATTTGCACTGTTTGCAATATGTCTTCTTCAACTAAGAAATTTTGAATTTCTTTAAGTTCTTCTGTTGCGCCATAGCCGGCTATAATTTTTGGTGGCTCAGATTCTCCGACGCAATCTCCAGTTGGATGTCCGCAAATCGGACAGGGGGTGTTTTGTTGTATCCCCGAACCGCTATTACGTATCAATCCTGCGCTAGCCCTATCCCTAAATGAAGGAGAGTCGTAGAACGGCATACCCCATTATATACATTAATTAAATTCCTGTACATAGAATCCGTTATGTTTAATTAGCATTCTTAGCTCATCATAAGATTCTTTAGGTAAATCATCAATAACTTTTTCTGCTAAAACTGATTGCAACATTCTCGGATAAAGTCCGTTTCTTAGCTGAGCATCTGGCCCGTTTGGGTAAACCAAAATCTCGGACCAATCAATACTTTTATTTAAGCCATAAGAATATGGAATTGCCACCATGCTCACGTAGGATGGGGCTCTACCATCTTCTTCAACACCAGCATGACTAACAGTTATGCATTCTTTTACTCCTATATTGGGGTCAAGAAAAGCCATAGAAAGCTCCATATCCTTAGTTCTGGTTTGGTTAGCCGAGCAATAGCCCTCTGCGACCATGGCTATTGAATTCACCCCCCAGTACCGTCTGAGGACCGAACATAACTCAGCCGCTATATGCAGCCTTTTATCGGTAGAAAGGCTCATAAGCTCCCTTTTCATTTGGCACACAATAACCAGACGGTCATCAACCCAGCCAAAAAAGTTCATACTCAAGTCCTCCCCTATTCCGTCCTCCTTAACAGTATTTGACTTGGCTAATTGAGCAGCCGTCATGACTAGGGCCATTTTGCTCAGGGAGTTATCATAGTCATCCACAAGCCCAGATTAAGCCAATTAGCCCTTCCACAGGGGATGGTCGTGCTGAGCACATCCACTAAGGAGTATTTTTGTGTACTAAGCTCTTGCCCATGACAACACAAAAGAAAAAATCAACCCCAAAGAAAAAAGCTACCCCTAAAGCAGCTAAGGCACCTGCGGCTTCAAAACCAAAAGAGAGCGCACCAGTTGCTCCAGAGGTCAAGTTGCCAGCGCCAGTTCAGGCTCCAATCAAGGTGGCTCTGCCTGCAAAAAAGAAAAGTTTTTTGCGCAGATTTTTTGGGTTTTAAAAATTCAATAATTTCTCTTTTTCAAAAAAGAAAGTAGCGCTATGACTACGGAGCATCGTCGCGCCCCTAGACGAAAGATAGTCGAGGTGAGCCGCGAGGGTGCTTGGGGTAAAGTCAAGTATAAACACCTACTTGAATGTGGGCACACCGAAGTAAGACCCAGGGCGTCATCAACACCGAGTCTTGCTTGCGCATGGTGTCTCAGGGTAGATGTAAGACAAAAAGAAATCAATGCTCTCTCGCTCACCAATAGGGGACCATATATCGATACGTCGCCATTAATGGCATCTGATGAAATCACATTAAGTAAAACACGGGCTTTACTCTCTTCCAGGTTTGGAGTTCCTCTTGATTCCGTTGACATCATTTCCAGCGACGTCAACGGAAATTTAGAAATAAATTATGCAATAATTTTTCTTTCTTCGGGGGATGTGGCTAGGCTAATGAAATCATAATCACATCAAAGGGAGTTAGTCGATGGATAATAACAAAGAACCTTTTAATAATCCACCGAAAAACGGCAAATGTGTTGGACATCCCACGGAGTTATGGTTCCCTCATCACGTCAGGGGAGCAAAGGTTCAGGAATTTCGCGAAAGAAAAGAAAAAACACGAAAAGCAATTGCGATTTGCAAAACCTGCGATGTCAGTGAAGAATGTTTGCAATATTCATTAAGACACGAACCATGGGGCATATGGGGTGGCAAAACTGAACTGCAACGTGCAGCAGTACGTGTTCAAACCAATGTTCGGCTTACTCGGGATGGAAAAATATTTATACCTGGATTGGGTAATAGAAATGCCAACGGAGAAGCATTAATTCGTCAACCCAAGAGTCTTAAGAGACCAACCGCATTGTCTGAGGTTCAGTAAAATGCCAACACCAGGCCCAATAGCAGAAAATTTTCTGACACGACTGTCGTCGGTGAGACAAACAGGTTCCGGTTGGCAGGCTAAATGTCCATGCAGGAATGACGATAATAATCCATCTTTATCCATAGCGGAAGGCTCGGATGGTCGAGTGCTGGTGACTTGCCATAGGGGCGGTGGATGTGATGTAAACCAAATATGTACTGCCGTAGGACTCAAGGTTCATGAATTAATGCCACCAAAAGAGGAGCGAACCGAAAGGAAAGAGAAATTAAAATTTGTTGCCGCTTACGATTTCACTGATGAGCATGGTCATTTATTATTCCAGAAAGTACGTTTCGTCAATCAAGACGGCGTTAAAACTTTTAGACAAAGAAAACCAGACGAAAATGGAGAATGGATTTATTCTTTAGGCGAGACGCCAAAAGTTTTATATAATCTTCCTGCAGTTTTGGCGGCAAAAGCAAAAGGTGAACCTATTTGGGTTGTTGAGGGAGAAAAAGACGCTAACACGCTTATTGAGATGGGTCTTTGCGCCACCACGATGCCCGGTGGGGCAGGTAAGTGGCTAGACATACATACCGATGCATTGTCGGGTGCTTTAGTTGAAATTATTACAGACAATGATTTACCAGGCAAGCAACACGCTCAAACGGTTCTTGAGGAATTGTTAAAAGCAGGTTGTGATGCTCAAATATGGATTTCACCAAAAGCAAAAGATGTAACCGACCACCTAAATGAGGGCTTATCGCTTTCCGACTTAATAGCTTTTGAACCAGAGAGCAAAGAAGTTGATGAGTCTCAACTAAATCCAAAAGACCTTGCCATCCATCGGCTCAAAGAAGTACTGGATAGAGCAGATTTGGATTCTCAACAAAAAATTTCTAAATCATCGTTAATTATTGCTGCATCGACAATTGTCGACCCAGGCGACCCAGGCAGACTCATTCAGTGGAATGATTTTATTAATGAAACGGGTTCAGACAGTTATGATTGGGTCATACCAAATTTAGTAGAAAGGGGTGAGAGAGTTATTGTTGTTGCAGCTGAAGGCGTTGGTAAAACAATGCTTGCTCGTCAAATTGCCTTATGTTCTTCATCTGGTGTGCATCCCTTTACTTTTCAGCCAATGAAGCCAGTAGTGACTCTTACTGTTGACCTAGAAAACCCAGAGAGAATTATTAGAAGAATGTCTTCTTCTATTTTGAATAACGCAATGAGCATGGGCAGAGTACCAAAGGTGACTGCATCTATTTTAACAAAACCAGCAGGTATGGACCTACTTAAAGCATCAGACAGGGCCATTTTGGAAGAAGCTATTGACAGAGTAAAGCCAGACATTCTGTTAATAGGGCCGCTATATAAAGCATTCGTTGACCCAGGTGGAAGAACATCAGAAGCCCTTGCTGTTGAGTTGGCGAAATATCTGGACACAATTCGAACCGTATATAAATGCGCTCTTTGGCTTGAGCACCACGCGCCACTAGGTACAACTATGTCATCTAGAGACCTGAGACCATTTGGTTCCGCAGTGTGGTCAAGGTGGCCAGAATTCGGAATCTCCCTTCAACCCGACCCAACATCCCCCGACCCATATGTTTACGACATTAGGCATTTTAGAGGCGCTCGTGATGAACGGCCTTGGCCAGTAAAAATTAAACGTGGCAAACGTTTCCCTTTTGAGGTGCTCGAAGCGTCTAAGATAATTGTATGAGTGATGAAAAATCTAATAAAATCTCCACAAGGGAGTTTATTAGTGACAGAGATTTACGTATTTTCAAACTACGTCAAGCCGGAACCTCGACATCTGAGATAGCCCGTCGTTTTGGGGTATCAACAACGGTCGTATCTCGTGCAATACAAAGACAATTGCAAAAGATGAATAGTGAAACACTTTTAGCGTATCCTGAGGTTTTGAGACTAGAACTAGAACGACTAGACAACCTTCAGCAGGCTATTTGGCCACTAACCCAACATAGACGTGTGGTTATGGATGATGGAACAGAACAGTCAGTTGAACCGGACCTCAAGGCAATACAGCAAGTTTTGGGGATTATGGATAGAAGAACCAAGCTCCTGGGGATGGACCAAGCAAACATCAACGTTCAAATGGACGTTAAATCATCGACAACTGAATCGATTAAAGCAACGCTTGCTGGCTCTGACAGTCTAAAATTGGCTGCTAACAGATTCGACCCCGAAGCTGAAGCCAAACAACTGTTGCAATTGATGGGTATTTCTGGTGTTTTGCCAGAATCCGTCATAAATCAAATCTTGGAAAAAAACGAAATACATGATGCAGAAATTGTTGAGGATGAGGAACAGGAAGATGAATAACGAACAAGACAATATAGAAAACAAAGACTCAAATTTGATTTCCGCAATGAACCATGTCGCAGAAAACACCTCCATGTCCGTTTCCCCAATGCAAAAATCCGACGACGCACCGGCCGACAAGCAAGTCCTTATTCGCGCAACCGAACACGACCGAGATAGGTGGAAAAACGCATCTAATAAAGTTGGGGTCACTCTTTCTTCGTGGATTAGGGATGCCCTAAATAAGGAAGCCGCAAACGTCCTGGACTGTCCACATCCCAACCACCAAGTGAGATATTACCCATGGGCAACAATATGTCTTGAGTGTGGACAAAGATTCCCTGTTGCTCAATAAGTAATTATTAAACCTTGTTATATCGGCCCTAGGTCGACAGGACATACAATAGGTGTACCACTATGTTCGAACCAATTATCATAAAGCTTGACTACTCGCCACGAGACGAAAGACATAGCAAGCAGATAAAAAGCGTGGCATCTAGACTCGGTAAAAGAATTGGTAGAGGCCTGGCGAGCAGGCCAAATATTGGTAAAAACAGAAGAACGATTGGTTCTGGAAGAATTGACATACCCACTGGTGGTGTGCGCGGATACAAGAGACCAACAGGAAATCGTCGCGACATTGACAGAGATGGCTGGGCAGACGAAGGCACAACCAACCCTGTATGGGTCGGGCTGAGCGGTGGGCGAGATAGACCAATTATTGAAACCCAAAGAGCTAGACCAAAAATAAATTTGAATAATCAAAAAATAAAAGAAAGAAAAAAAATTCGCCAGAAAATTAAATATGGCGAAAGTTCTTTGGATGGCAAATTAATTAGTAAAAAAAACGGCCCCAAATGGTTGGATGGATTAAGCAATGAGCAGATTTCAAACATCCTCGTCCCCGACTCATATCAGACTTATTCTCAAATGCTGGCCGATGGATTCGGTGTCGACAAAGAGACTATAGAAAAATATCTTGAATCTAGATGGGGGGTTGGAAAGCCTTGGTTGGAAATTGATTACTCGGAAAGTTCAACTAAGCAATTAAAACAAGCACTCAAAACTGCTCTTGACGAATCGCCTATTTTTTCTTGGGCCGTAAGAAATTACGGCTCACCAACATATACGGTAATGACCAGAAAAAGTGCGGAAACATACAACAATCGCGATGCGGTAAAGCCATTGTATGATGCGCTCAAAAAAATGTACCCAGATGCACCTGGGGAGCCACAATTTGCTGCGAGCAATCATCTTGATTTTGAGATGGTGACTTTTAATCCAATCAATGTGGTTGATAAAAAATCATGGCAAACGAATGAACCAATTTCAAGCAGCTTTCAAACATCTAAATTACCATCTGACTCCGACACCGTAATAGACAGAAGCATCTCCGGAACTATTTTACACGAATGGGCTCACTGGTATCACTCCGAGATGCTTTTAGCAAATATTGAAAGTTCTGAAAATAAAAAACGGTCGCCTAAATCTTTGATTAATCCTCAAGATTCAGATTTTACCGAAAAAATCAAAATTGCACTTGAGTACAATTCCGATAATGGAAACATGAATCTTCATTCAACAAAAAAACCACTAGAAGATTCACCAAACGAGCCAAGGACGATTACGTCTTATGGGCACGTGAGCAGAAAAGAAATGTTTGCAGAAGGGATGCTTGCTTACATGCACCCTAATGAGCAACTAAAACTTAAAGCAATAAATAAAAAATTAAGACAAGATATAGAAACAATCTTGGCCGGAGATAAAGGCGTTGATGCGTGGAAAGACAGTAAGGCGAACATAAGAAGAGAAAAAAATATTTTAAGTTCGGGTAGGAAAAATCGTAAGTTAACAAAATTGTCATCAGGTTCAAAAGCTGAGAAACCCGAAAGACCAACGTACCCAAGACACCCTAGCTATGGTCCATTCCTTGATGGCGCTGAAGACGTGTTTGCGGATGTAAAAAACTGGAAAGAATTCAAAGAAGTTTACGATAATTTAGAAATAAATTTCTTTGACTACGAAACTACTGGATTGGTTTCTGACGAATTTCGACAATCGTCCGGTAATGGCGCTCCAGTGCAGTTTGGTGTAACAAAGACCAAAGGCGGCAAGGAGATTGGTCGACTAAATATTTTTATGAACCCGGGAGAAGAGCTTGGGGATTGGTCGAGAAAAAATCTTAAAAACAAAGACGGAGAACCGCTTACCGACGAATGGCTATCATCTCAAACATCGATAGCTGATGCGCATAGAAAATTAATTGAATTTGTGGGTCCTGATGCAATTTTTGGAGTTCAAAATGCAGTATTTGATAAAACGGTACTAGAAGATGCACTGACATCATCAGGCATCGAGTGGAGACCAAAGGGCTGGGTAGATACGAAAGTTGTATCCGATTTAGTAATTCCTAAATGGACAAAAGAAAATCAAGACGCACCTTGGACTACTGACGGGAAAACTGGTGAAAAAATTCCGTCAAGTAGCCTAAAGGCTTTGACCGAATATCTCAACATAGACCTCGGGAAAAAACACCATACAGCAGACGCTGATGCGGCAGCCACATCAGAGTTGATGTCAAAAATTATTGATAAAGCAATTGAAAAAAATTGGAGCAGCGATATTTTTGATAAAAATTGGCGCGACCAAAAAATCAAAGATAAATTAGAAAACCATCAACAAAAAATTATTGATTTTGAACAAGAAAAAAATAATTGGATTTCCGAAACGTCTCCTAAAAAATCCACAGTTCCAAAAGAAGTGGAGAAAAAAGAATTTGGTTTTGGCAGACTATCTAGTGGCACCACTTCGTACAAGGGCCGCCACGAATCTCCTGATGCGTCAAGTGGGGCACCCCTACATAACCTGGCTAATGGCGCCATATATCCAGAAGATATCTATGGTCCAAATGGAGCGAACCTTTATGGGGGCGCATTCCCGGATTTAGCTCAAAAAGCTGTTGCTATTTTTAGAAAACTCCGCAATAAACCAGACTCTGAATTAACCATATATAGGGCGGTCCCAAGGGGCAAAAACATTAAAGAAGGCGACTGGGTAACGATTCTCCCCGAATATGCAAAAATACACGGAGATAGTTGGTTAAAAGATAACTACGAAATAGTGACTAAGAAAGTAAAAGCAAAAGAATTATTTAATGAAGGTAATTCACTTCTTGAATTTGGTTATCACTCAAAATTATCTTCTGGCAAATACGATGGCGCTCCTACGTATAAAGGAAAAGTCTGGAAAGATAGAAAAAACGAATTAGATGGCCCTGTGTGGCCATTTCGGTCTCAAGCCAAACAGTACCCAGACGATGGTCCGCCGGGAATTTCATATTTTAAAGGCGTAGTTGATGATTCAACATGGGTTGATTGCCTGCTTTATAGAGATGATTCAGGGAAAGTTATTGGCATCTTAAATCATTATCCATTTGCTCTTGTAGACCCAGATGACCCACGAATTGTAGAAAGACGCGGGAATATCAACATCTTTATTGACCCCAAACATCAAGGTAAGGGTATAGCAACAAAACTTGTAGATGAAGCAGTTTCTCGATATAACGTCGACCTACGCAGGCAGCGATATAGCGAAGAGGGCGCAAATTTTATAAACAGGTATATACGTAAACTTCCCGAAAATAGAGATAAATCAAAACTCTCATCTGGAAGCCAGCCACGCATGAATCTTTCTGATGAAGAAAGTGGTGGCCCAAGTCTTAGCTCTGGCGCAACCGAGCCCATAAAGGACATATGGAATGGGAGTAATAAATACATACAGTTTCAGACATACAAAAATATGGAAATTGGGTTTACGGGCGAAGCCCGACTCAGAGACGTACCATCGGGTAAACGATTTGTACGAATGAGGGTAATAGATAGCACAACCGGGAAACCTCGTCGTCTAGAAAACGATGAGGTGCGCACGTTTTCTGAAAAAACAATATCTGCAGCTATTGATTGGTTGTTGGATAGACAAATTCAGACAGAAAAGTTAGGGTCAGTCAGTGATGGGTTTGTTTTAAGTGAGGAACAATTTAAAGAGTTTCTTGCGGCAGACATTAATCCCGTTAAAGCAAAACCTGATTCAAACACAAAAAAATACCCCCTAATCAAAAAGAATTTTAAGGTTGACGAAAAAGAACTTTTATCTCTTTCCGAGGAAAAGCCAAACAATAGAATACTTGTTCAGGTAACCAATCGTTTTTGGTTTGACCACTTGTCTAGGCTAGACAGTGAGATTGATGGCTCTGAGGTTCGAGGCAGGTTCCGTACGGAGATAAAACTAAATCATTCTGAACTCAGCAACTTAATTAGTGATGCCGACTATTATATAGAAACAGCAAGATTGCCTGATGAAGAATTTAATTCTATGGGCGCAGAAGAACTTATCGATGCGCTAATAAAGCAGGGCGTCCCCATAGAAAACGGTAAACTGAAACTTTCATCTGGAAGCCAGCCACGAATAAATCTTTCTGATGAAGAAAAACGCGAAATCATAGCTATCGCATCTCAAAGAACCGATGATTTCTCAAAAAGTGTTGTTGAGCAATTCAGAAGGAATGGAAAGCTCTCAGATAGACAATGGAATGCCCTTAATAAAGCGACTCTTAGACGTTCAAGATTAAGTTCTGGAATGAATACCCCTGAACTCAGCGAGATGGGCAAGCAAAGACTTCAACGCCGAATTGACTCATATGAAGCCGCAGTAAAAAAGGGAGATGGTAGTGAGTCTAAATTACCATGGGATAAAAATGGGAAATTTAAAGAAAAACCAATTATTGTTTCTGAAGTAGATGACGACTACGACGATGACGAAGAAATTAGTAAAGAAGAAAAAGAAAACCAAGCCGCATATCGCGAATTTTCAAAGATTAGTCCTGCAGAGATGGCTAGAAGAACAGAACGAGAAAAAGCATCCAAGGAAAGACTCTTATCTCCTGAGTACTTAGAGGAGAGTCGCCTTAGGCGCGTAGCAAGAAATAAAGGCAAGGAAACCAACACGCACAACGCAGATGGAACGTTGAAAACAGAAAATAAACCGAAACTGTCGTCTGGTAAAACCAACAGAGCCAACAGAAGAGCCAATAATTCAAGATTAAGTTCTGGCAAAAACACTGACACCGAACCTCGGTTTTTACCAATTGAAAACTTGGCGGCGACCCGAGACCCGAATACAGACACAAATCTACAAACACCTGCAAAGAGACGGGTGTATGTGAAGTCAAAGATACCAAAGGTCGGTCGGTTTAAAGAAGCAGACTACCCGTTAGAAGTTCAACTGTCTATCGTAGAAGACTATAAAGATAAAAGAAAAACACTTTCTTATATTGCAAAAAAACACAATGTCACTATTCAAGCCGTCTTATTTTTGGCACGGCAATATAATTTGCCATACAGGAAATACAATCCGAAGTCTCCTCGACAACAGAGAATTATTGAAGCCATCAAAAACGATATGCCGTTTGAAGAAATTATGGAAAAATTCAATATCTCAAGAGAAAAACTGATAAAACTTGAAAATATTTCAGAATCTGCTAAAGCAAGAAAATTAAGACTAACTAGAGAAAAGACTAGAAGACAAAAAAAAGAAGAAAAAATAATTAAACTATTTAATGACGGTTTAAGAATCACCGAGGTTGCGAGGCTCACCAAAATGGATATCTCGGCAGTAGCCGACGTGTTGCTTGCCAACGAGGAAACAAAACCAAAACTAATAGCGAGAAGGGACGGAAGTCAGCGTTATTGGTCGATTTTTATACCACAGGTTCGTGAACTATTTAAAAATGGACTGAACATCACCCAGATTGGAAAAACACTAAAAAAAGACATTAAAATAATCCGCAAAATTGTAAATGAAGATGAGGAATTATCAAAATTGCAAAGAGAAAGAATTGAGAAAAAATTTTTCCTTGCTCAAATTAGTGAGGAACTTAGAGAATTTTTCATAAACGGTGGGAGCATGGAAGGCGCAATTGAAAAATTTGATTTATCACGACAGCAGATTAAACAATGGAGAGAAAGACAAGCGGCACAATCACAAAAACAACCAGGAATACCCCGACTACCCCGACTACAAAGAGGACTCAAGACAGGAATAGATTCAAAACTGAGTTCTGGTAAAACTAATAGAGCCAACAGAAGAGCCAACAATTCAAGATTAAGTTCTGGTAGAAAAATTTTGCCAGACGCCATTAAGCTCACAAAAGCAGAACAGAAAATTCTCAAAGAAGTTGGAGAAAGTGGAACTCCTGATTTTGCCAAAGTAGTACATGAGGTTGCATTGGGCTACGACGAACCCGGTTCCATGCTTGACAACATGAAACCAACCAACATGGCAGTAACAATGAAAAATGCTCGTACTGTTTCCTCAGAAATTCAGAGACAGGCACAGGAGTCTTTAGAAAGAGCAGGATTCCCTGAAGAGTTTTCGGTTTGGCGTACAGCAGGTGCGGGTGGTCGCCCAAATACGGGCGTTGTTTCTGTAACTACACGAAAAGGCGGCTTAAGCACCTTCAAGGGTGATGTGGTTGAATACAGAATTAGTCGCTCTGATGTACTAACACACAGTGAAGGATTCTTAGGGAATCTTCAAACCTATGCCGAAGACGAACTACATGTAGATATTAAAAACCTTCGTCGCGCAGATGAGACCGTTAAACGGTGATGTACTATCTTCTGATGGAAAATCTCAATTATGCTGCCTTTTAGCGACGACGAGCTTTCGTCACAAATGGCGGTTTTAGCATCTAACCAAAAAGAAAGAAATAGTGATTTAGATGCAATGCTTGATTTCGCTGTAGAGGTTTACGCCAAGAAGCGACGTTTCAAAACTGGAGAATTAGTTAATTCCCCAAAAGACGCTCCTGAATCTTTAGCAAAAGAGACAGAATCTTCAGACGAATCACCAAAAACACAATAGTCAAAGCTATTTTGTATTTTTTGATTTGCGAAGACTGCCGGACAAAACGCTTAATTCAGAATCAAAAATTTGATTATATTCCTTAGCGTGTTTGTGTTGTAACACGATGTGGGCACGACGTCTTGCTTCTTGCCTTATTGCGGTAAGTTCTGCCCTTGCTTCTTTTTCTGCGGCGCTTAGTTTTGGCCTACCTCGGCCCAATCCGCTTGACTTCAATTTATTGTACTCAGACATTATTGCTCCTTTTTAATTATTAACTGTAGGTAGTAGTAATTATATTAAGACAAAATGAGAAAACAACCTTTTTAAAAGAAAATCTAAAATTCTTAGTCAAGTCCAACCTGCTAGGCTAGAACATAGACAAAAGGAGGCTTTCGTGGCTAAAGACAAGGGCAAAACATACAAATCAAAATATTTTGGTGACGGTGAAGATGATTTTAGCGAAACAGAATGGGAAAAGAAGCTATGGGTTCTGGTTCGCGAAGCCTACGCAAAAGAGATTAAAAAAGACCCTAATTTTGTCGCCCCAGATTGGGTAACAATTACTGATTGCGAGGAAGAATTAAGAAATTCTGGAGTCGTTCAGACCTTTAGGCAATTCGGTAAAGTCGTAAAAAATTAAATCCGTAAAACAAAAATCCCCCTGTCTCTCTTTCTCAGAAGAGAATTAACAAGGGGGTTTTGGTTTAATTGAAACTTACAACACTATTAGAAAGGTTCAGATTCCTCTGCGCCCACTGTTTGTAGTGCTGGCTTTGAACGGCGTTGTTGATTTGCTGCCTGTGACGGCCTGGCTGGAGCCTGAGCTCCACCCTCTTGCTTCGCACGACGTGTTACCGCGTCAATACTGCGACAAGCAATTGCCACCTCATCAGCGACCAACTCAATAGCTGAACGCTTGTTGCCTTCTTTGTCTTCGTAGCTGCGTTGCTCAAGTCTGCCAATCGCAATTACTCCGATTCCCTTTTCAAGTGTTTTTGCTGCATTCTCGGCGGTGTAACGCCATGCAACAACATTGAAAAATGATACTTTCTCTTGCTTTTCTCCAGCTTGGTCGTACCATACATAATTTGATGCTACGGAAAAAGACAGGCGAGCCTGTCCGCTGCTGGTAAATGTGAGTTCGGGTTCGCTTGTGACGTTCCCCGTAATCACGGTTGGTGTTGGGTTCATTTCTTCTCCTTGGTTCTACGTAAATACTGACAACTTGTCAGCACATAAACCATATCAGCTTATTCGCACGTCCGCAACTACTGGGTGCTAGGGTTCTTTTATGGCAAAAAACAAAGTAATTAAATCAAAAGAAGGCCTAGTTTTGGGTAAGACAAAAGAAGACGGCATAGAAGCCGTACAAGCACTAAGCACTAGTGACGCCACTCTGCAGATTAGCTCCCATATAGCTGCAATGATGTATTTCCTTTTTGGAGATTCTGAGGCAAAGCCCGAAGAAGAAGAAGAATTCGACGACACAACATTGAATTTTGCAGGCCTGTTGTGTGCCTCAATGAATTTAGATGTAAAAAGTATTAATCCAAATGGGGAAATTACACTAACGGTGAAGCTCGAGGATATTAATAAATTCTTACGAGAAATGCTTTCTGATTAGTTTGTAAAGCCCGAGAAACCCTTATAAACAAAGGATACAAAGACAATTTTGTGTCAGAGATATTACTTTGATATAATAGAGTTACTCATAAATACATAGGCAAGCCATTTACTAAAAGCTTGTTGCCCTATCAACCGACACTAGGAGTCAAAATTGAGAATCTTTGCAGGTTGGGTTACTTCTTTACTCTTTTTTGTCTTAGGGATTCAAACCCCTACATCTCAAGCAAATGCCCCTGAATATTTAGAAGGCAAAAATGACGAGAGCAATCAAATTACCCACAAAAATATTGAAAGATTAGATTACAGTTTTACCTCAAAAATCACCTTTACTCATGGTCAGGTTGATTGGTTGTCGCAGTTGGCTAGTCAGGCTGGATGGCCTGAAAAGACCCATGAAAAACTGAAGGAAATAATTCTGAGAGAAAGCGGTGGTTGTCCAAATCGCAAGGGTGGGGATATCGTCGACAAGAACTGCAACATCACAGGTGTCTCTGAGTGGAACCATCGCTCCGACACAGGACTGCTTCAAATTAACGGCGTTAACTATGATTTATCAAGAAACAAATGGGCAAGGGTTTGTTTAGATTTAGACATCTGCACCCAGGAACCACTATTAGACCCATTAATAAACCTCAAGGCAGGCTATTTGCTTTATCAATACTCAGGATGGGGCCCATGGGACCCATGCACTTGGGATAAAACAAGGTGCCCTAAAAAGAAACCATAAAGCGTTCGTATAGGATGTTCCTATGAGCGCACAATTCGATATTCCTGGTCGAGAATTTAATTTTAAAAAAGACTTGGCTTACGGCCAAGACGGCGAAATGCTTGTTGATGGTTTTATGGAAGCACTGTCTGGCGGTTCTGTTGAAGTAAAAAGCGACCGATATAGAAATGGAAGAATGGTTGTTGAAACAGAGCAAAATCCCAAAGGCGCAGTTGATAGTGATGGCAATAAAATTTGGGTAAAAAGTGGGATAAACGTAACCACAGCTAAGTGGTGGGTTTATATATTCTCCCCAGAAGGCGGGTTTGTGGTTATCTCTGTCGCTCGGCTCAAAAGGTTTTTACGGCTAAATCCATATAAGTACAACCAAAATACCAAACGGGATTTTGGCGGCGCAGACAACCCGGCAAAGGGGTTTTTGATTATGCCCAACGAAGTGGCTGACCTCTTATCTAACAAATCTTACGACGTGGTTGAAAACGGCGATGAGTGAATCAGGGGAATCTGACATTGGGGAAATCTATGTTGAACAGGGCCTTACTGAGCTGGAATATATTCAAAAATTACAAAAAGAAATAGTCACCGCCAGATTAGACAGGGATGCGTGGATTCGCGAATGGCAAAAAGAGAGAATTCTTGCCGACGTGCTGAGGGATGCATTACTTCATGCCTGTGGAGCTCCCGGCGGCTTGATACTTGAGGGTCCCCCTTTGGATGCCATTAAACAGTATGATTTAGTCAGAAAATAATTCACTGAAAGTGAGATTTAATGCAAGATGACGATACTAAGAAATTAGAAAAACAAATACGAGACATTGATAAGTCAATTGCTTTAATCGATAAACAAATTTTGGAAATCGACAAATCTCTCGGCGGAAAATCCCCGAGGGTAACTCCAAATAAAAACAAAAATATAATCTCAGAAGAAAAATGAAGCAACCCTAAAATTTTTTTTTTAAAAAAGGCATATTATGAAATACAGATTTTTTACAAAAATGCGCCCGAATGGAGAGCACATCAAACTGTATCTTTTGGCGTCAAACGAAAAGAAGAGAGAACTTCACGAACTAGTACTGGAAGATGGTCAGTTCAAAGAAACATCAGCGTTTATGAAAATAATGATTGACGGTCTACAGGATGTTGAAGAGATAAATCAAAAGAAAGCGTCAAAATTATACAAAGACCTAAAAGACGCAATGGACAAAAGATTCAAACAATAATGAACGAACTGCAACTTCAAGTAGAAGCGCTAAAAGAAAAAATACCCTCATCTTTTGGTAAGTACATCAATGTCGATGAGGGCTGGTATCAAATTGTTGTCGACTGTGACAAAGAATTAACCGCAATCGACCCCAATTATCAAATTCTGCAAATTAAGGAAAAGTTTGGCGGATTGCGCTACTACATGACACCGTGCAACGACACCACGGAAGAACAAAGAAACAAAATGTATGAAGTCATATCTAAATACGAAGCAAAAGCAGCTCAAACCTGTGAGGCAACAGGGCAATCTGGCGTGTTAATGAAATCTGTTAGAGGATGGCTCAAGACTTTAAACCCAGAATATGCAGCTACCACACCGCATTACAAGAAGTATTCAATTGTTAATCAGACACCGTTTAATGTTAATCAAGCACCGTCTGATGCCGAATGGTCCGAGGCAATTAGATAGTATTACTTCACACCTATGGAATTCGTAAAAGAGGGCCTGTAGCTCAGCGGTTAGAGCAGGGCACTCATAATGCCTTGGCCGTGGGTTCGAACCCCACCGGGCCCACGATATGGTAGTAAGCAACACAAAAGGAGAGCAACTGATGCCAGGTAAAAAGCGCCCATCAAAACAACGAGCGACACTCAAATGGTTAGAAAAGCAAAAGCAACTAAACCGAAGCAGCAAGAATCATGCTGCTCAGGTTCACGCTGAAATATGGTTAGAAAAAGAAAAACAGGAATACTTGATAAGAAAACAAAAGCCCGAGGAGGTACTGTGAGTGTAGGTGCAGATTCATTAATGGGTCATTTGGATGTATCCAAGCTTTTAGATAAGGAAACACTGGAAAAGGGCCGCGTAATCAAAAAAGAAACAAATAGCAATATTCAAATCAACGACCTAATTCAGGCAATGGCATCATCCGAACCATGCCTTTTTGGCAACTCTTCTGCAAATTTAATGCCGGTAACAGAAACTCAATTTGACCTAACAGAATATGACTCAGCCAAATAAGTGCTGTGGCTGTAGTGAAGCCATAAACACCGATAGTGATGACTACGGTTGGAGCACCACGAAAAGCGACTATCTCTGCGCTGTCTGTAGAGATATGGACGAATCATCGTCATCTGTAATGATGGTGACAACCAATGGACAAACAGCCAAATACTTCATCGGCGAGCATTTGCGTGTAGACGAGAACGGAGAAGAGATGTCTGAGCCCGACTGGCTAATTACACGCCAATGGGTCAAAAGCGACGACCACAGGGGCTTCTACGACACTCTGGTGGATGGTTGGACTACCGTTCTAGAGGGCTGGACTACAGGAAATTGGGATGACCCAACAGGCCAACGAAAAAGAAAATTCAACGAGTGGGCCGAATCTGTCCACGACGGAGAAATTATCCCGCCCGTACAAATCGCCATTATCGCTGACCCAACTAGCAACATATTCAGTACAGGAATATCAGTATTGACTCCCGACCCAATTGGGTTCAAAGAATGGTTGGGTTCAGAATTATCTGAGCTGCAAAATTCGCTGCTTTAGATAAATTTATCCCAAAATAGCGTCTTCTTTATTTTTAGTGCCGGTACAGCCTGATTCCACTTTTCGGGCGACTAGATAAAGGTATTCGATACCAAGGCTTGTAATAATGATTTTGTTATCTAGGGTGTATTTAGCAAAGCTGTGACGAACCAATACGTCAAAAGAACGAACTATGTCTGATGGCTTAGATTTATGTAAGCAGAACTTACGGTAGTCATCTACAGACACTGGACATCTCTTCATCTTCAAATAGCACAACACAACATACGTCGACGAACCGTATGCAACGGGGGTTTTCATGTTTACAATAGAAGTCATACCTATTTGGATTATACGAACCAAATACCCAAGTTCCTACCCAAACTTTAGATAAATTAAACCGAAATAAGGCTCCTTCTGTATATTTTAGTTTTGCTACCTAAAACCTTGGAGGAATTGAGGCGGTCATTGGGCGGAAAAGTTGAGGGTTTGGATAAATCTATCCGGAGTTTGGCGACCAAAAAAATTTGGAATACGCACCCCCACCACCACTGGGGTGCGCCAAAAAGTTTGGCGGGGCTGACCCCGATGTCGATTCGATTCGACAAGTGGCATCTCGATTATTTGTAATCACGCTCACGAATAATCACTTAGACATCTGATGAAGTGTCTCACTATGATTTAGTTATCTCAATGAAAGGGGATAAAAAATAATGTTAGCCAAAAAAATACGCAAGACAAATGATGGATTAGGATTCATTTACGAACTCTCTAGTCCGATTACTCACAATGACATTAGTTATGATTTCGTAATTGCGAAGTCGTATAGTCCAATCGCAGTTGTTGAAGGTTTCTTTTATATGCCTTCCTACTCTTGCTTGCTTGGTGCTATCAAAACTGATGAAGGATTCAGACAAGGTGAGACAATATGGAAATTACAACATAACAAGTTGAGTCAGTCATCAATCCTTCTTCAACGAAATATAAAAGTTGCGAACAAAGTTGAGTGGCAAAAGAAATAGTCATCATCATCGCGACACATCATCATCGTCATCATCGCCCTCGTGGCACATCAGTAGTTCGCAAGTGCTACGGGTGTGCTACGGGTGAATACATACATACACAACTAGACATCTGTAGTAGTGCCTTACTATAGTTAAATCATCTCAATGAAAGGGGATACATAATGAACATCAAAGAAACTACATTTGATAACTACATAGAGCAAAGCGAAGACCTAAACTTCTTTAAGCAACTTAGGTGGTTCAAC